CATCATATCAAATATCTCTGAATGATTATTAAGTTCGTGAATTGCTTTCTCTACAACATCTGGCCTTGGAGACCCCAGCACATTGAATGGACCAGGATGAAACGTCAACCGTTGCCCAGTCTCAAATGCATACTCGCCTGCTAAGTCAAGTTGATAGCAGATATTGTTGTAGTCTGGCAAGTCGCTAAACTTATACTCTGACATCCAGGGAAAAATATCTGAGGACATACGATAGAACTTAATGTCATGCGCGTGATTCCATTCTAAGATCTTGAGTAGATCCTTAACATTCAATAGAGAAATCTCTGAAGCATGCTCTATCCCCTTGCTTTGAAATGTCTTTTTAATCATAGACCTATTCGTTGTGATGCGCTTAGACTTAGGCACATCAGATAGTGTCATGTTTATACACGCATAACCCAAGTTCATTACTTTGACCTCCACCAATCAATCATCATTTGGCCTACCCAAATGCCAACTGCAATTGTAATCACAGTTCCAATAAAATCCATTATACATTCTCCTTAATAAATGTCAACAAAAAGTTTTCCGTTTTTCATATATCTCTCAAGCGCTTCAATGGCATGAGCATCTTGCCACTTATCATGTTCGCGATATGATTCAGGGATAATATTTAATCTATTATAAACATGTTTATCATTATGATTCGCTCTCTTGAGAACTTTTTTTACTTCCTCATATGAATCTAGGTGTTCCGCTTTAAAACTTGCAACTCTATTAACAGGGGAGAGTAAAGTCATTAACACATCAGGGTTTTGATAAGTCTTGCCCAAAGACCTTGCCGAACTCCAATCGCCCTCAGTTGCTCTATTTATAATATCATTGAACTCCTCCGGTAACGTAGAGAAAGAGTGATAAATAGTCTTACCGCTCTTAGGGCCTGTCATGCACAATATTGCAACACGCCCGATACGACCTTTGGAAATAGGGCTTACATCGTTTAGGCCAATTTCTTTAATCATCCCAGTTATAAGTGTTCTTTCACGCGCGTAAGTTCCTTCCCTAAAAGAGACAAGAGCGCCAGGGCCAAGCCCCACTTCTTCAAACTTTTGCTTTAGTTGTGATCGGTACTGATTAGTTGCTTTTTGCACCAATGCAGCGTCCTTCTTTAATGTAGGACATGTTCTGCGGTTGTGTGTATATTGTGTGCAGTATGAACAGGCTTTTGCCATGATGCTACCTTTCAAGTATTGTTAAAACGTGAATCTATAATATAATTTAAAATTGTTTTTGTCAAGAAGAAAATTTTACTTTCGCTATTTGCTTCAGCCACTTTGCACGGATCCACTGTGTTTCTTTAGATGCCTCTGGATCTGGAGACTTCAGCACTTTAATCATACAAGTATATTCATCGTCATGCCACTTTTGCTCGCTGGTGTTTGTTTGAGGGTTGATTAGTTTAGTTTTGACGACCAAACCTAATAGTTTGGAGTTTTCCTCACTATAAGGAACATCAACTTCAACCAGATCGCCTATGTCAAACTTTTGTCTAATCATATCTAAATCATACTAAATAAAAATTTAAAAGTCAATTAAAAACCATCATCATCCATCAACCAACTAAAATCGAGATCATATTCACCCGTGTCATCAGGGTCTTTTACGTCTTTTTTGGTGACGTACCTTTTCTTTTGTACTTTTTTTTTATACTCTGGAACAATAGGTTGTTCATGTGCTGAATCATGATTTTGAATTATGCCATCAGACATCGCTGGTAGGTAAGAAGGGTCTCCACCTGGAAAAACCCTTATCTTTTCACCGTTGTCCAAAGTCATGACGGGATCTCCATTTTTTATCTCGTCGTTTTCCATAACTTCTTTTGCAGTCAAGTATTTATATTTCATCTTTGGTCTGCCATCTTGCATATAGGAAGTTATGAACTTAAACTTGCCCGCCGTGCTTGCTTTTACAGAAACTCTTTGCCCTTCCTTTATGAAGGATATATGTAAAATCTTTTTTTTACTCACCTTTCTTTCTCTCTAGTCTTTTGCTTATAGAGTATTTAATACGATCTTTGGCCAACAAACTAAGAGCATAAATACTACCAGCAGCCAGTGCAGGGAACATTTGCACCAGTAATATACACGTATCATAGTGCGGTAGTCTTAGATTGTTTTTAATCTTCATAAGTATACTCAAGCATCCTAATGTTCTTGCAAAACCTAACAAATCTAACTGGAGCAAAGCCTGGTTTTTTTCTCTTTAAGATCGACACTCTTGGCTCGCACCATTCATGAGTATCTGGCAAATAGACCAGATATTTTTCCCCATCTACTTCTCTATAAAACATGCCTTCTTTATCTTTTGCGTTATAACCAAAAACTTCGTAGTCATCAGTAAATATGACAACCTCACCTTTTTTTAGTTTAACTTCTGACATACTATTCGCTCCCCATTATATAGCACATATATACAAACGTAAACAAACCTATGATTAACAGGTAAGACACTGTACCAATCTCGGCTATCATAAGATCACCGATTGCCTCTAGTATTTCCTTAACTGCCAAATCCATACATCTTCTACCTGCCCTGTATTCCAAACAACTTTATATTTTTTTGTTAGGTTCGGATTCGTATCATCTGAAATTTTCTCAATAATAATTCCTCTAAGGGGCATTTTGTCTGGCTTGACATGCTCAGAATATCTCTTAAGGTCTGGCTTGACAAGAAGCCCCGGCTTGGCTTCTCTCTCTTTTATTCTACCCATTCCTGTAAAAGTTCATATTCTTTGAAATGTGTCTAGCCAATGCTTGAGAAGCGTTTAAAACATCATCCCGATTATCACAGCACCAGGAGCCCTGCATTGTAAGCATGTCACGGATATCAATAAACAATTTTTCAAAGGTCCCGTCAGCATCTTCTAAATTCTTCGTATCTAAATTATCATTTACATACCCATAAGTCTTTTGGGTATGCGTCTCATCTACCCATTTGAACTGTGATCCACTGCGCTCTTCTGAAAAGTCATATCTGTTCTTCATTTAAAACTAAACTCCAAAATTTAAATTTAAGTATCTTGCCTTCGTTAAGGCCGTTATCCATAAGGACGTTATAATAATCGTTACTCAATACACCAACCACTGTGCCACTTATATTCAGTGGCCTACCCATCGGGTAATCTGTGATATATACTTTGTCTCCTTTCTGGTAATCGGCCACCTTTAATTATTCTCCGATGGCCAGTTTGTTTTTACATTAAACCAAAAATTTTTAATTATGTCAAATGTTTTTTCTATTTTCTGCATAATCTTTTGCTTCCCTGAGTAGTTCACAGGTAGCATCAAGATTAAAGCGTTTTGGAATTTGAATCATTGGGAGAATCCCGTGAACAACGAAGAACACTGACCGACAAAAGAAACTTATTCCTATTGAGCATGCAAATTTTAAATGTGATAGGTATGTTTCGTTATTGTCAGTCAAGTGCCTCATACACTAATTAGATTGAATAATCAGATCTTTCTTCAGAATCATCACCACCTATTGGGAAGTAAATCATAATTTCTGGAGTTTGATCCTCCACAGTTAGTGCAATACACTTAAATGTTGTTCCCTCTGGTGCGATATTCATACCGCAAACAGAACCGCGATTGCAAACGACTTGATCAGATCTGCAATCATCTTGGATCTTCTCAAAGGAACCCTCCTCATCACCACAACCGATAAACATACACGTCAACAAAACTAAAACCGTCTTCATAGTAACCTCCTTTCTGTTTCTTATTTTTACAGTTTTAAAAATTTCTTATAATAATCTGGAAAATTTTGAAAGTATTTAGTCTTCATAATATTTTTATGCGCCTTATTTAACACATCTTTTTTTATAATACTTACCAAAAAATACGGGGCTTGCCCCCTTGGATTAAACTCATCTATACTATATGTGTCGTTAGGATTAATGCATATAGTTTGATACCCTTCAATGTTGTTTTTATCTAAAGATTTATTAAAAATATTCTGGAGTTTTTTGGTGTACTCTCCCTCAACTTCAACTGGTTGATCATCCTCAAAAAGAGCCCAAAGTCCCGATTGATACCCGTCATCCTCCATATCTTTTACCACTTGGGCAAAAGTAGTATAACTAGGATCGTATACATCAATCAATAGATCACCGCTCACCCTTTCGGCTTTCGCGTAAGGACAAGCAGCAAACCCAGAAAATTCTTCTCTTGGTTGTTCTAAAACTTCAACCAAGTATGTAATGATCTTACCAACTATTTGTTTTTTTTGCAACATCTTTTTTATTTAAATGAATTAATTAAACTTCTTTGTGCCTTTCTTTTTTCAACCAAATAAGAAAACTTACTTGTTGAAAAAACTTTATCCTGTGGGGATTCATAAATCATGTGTACTTTCGACATAGGAAACCCTTTTAAAGTTACACCATCACCCTTAAATTCTAAATACTCTTTTGTTAAATCAGAAGAGTTTATATAACCGGAAGAATAAGACTTTGGATCTCCAGTGTCTACCAGCAATAAAACATCAAACTTTATAACATCAAAGATAGACCTGGCCGAAGCATCACCTAAAGAATTCATTAGTTTAATACCGCTAACTACGTTTTTGATATTACCTTTTTCACTCTTTAAACAATGCTTTTGGCTTTTCATTTCAATTTTAAATTTCGCACTCATGATCCCAGCCCTGCTTGTCCACATGAATTATTTTTCCATCAGAAAAAGTTTCAACTGCCAATTCAAGAATATCTGATTTATCAAACCTATTCTTTCTGGTGTTCAATTCATCGCCTATGTTGTAAACCATATCAAAAAATTTTGACCACTCAACTTGGCTAAAAATATTATCTATTTTGTTCAATTGAAAAACTCCTTTCCAAACATTGTGGAATAATAATAGCAAAAATTTATTATTAATGCAAGATAAAAATAATAAAAAACTCGATTAAAAAGGCTGTAATTCAAAAACAACTAGTACGTTCACCCTACCATGATTATTTGTTGGATTAATAGATAATCCAATTACATCATGAGCACTGAATGTGGCAGAGTTTGAAAATGCTGCTTTAACCACCGTATTCGCTGTGGATAAATCTATAGTCTGAGTTTCTGTTGCCGTTGAATTTATTTGCTCTGTGCCGTCAGAAGACTTGTGAAAACCAACCTCCGTACTTCCTGGGGTTGCGTCAGACCTAATCAACACATACTTCAATGTCCCGTTTGAAGGCACAATAAATTTATTATTAACACCTGGACTTGTAGTAGAACCGGTATCAACTGGTCTAATGAATATCTTACTGCTCCCGCCTGTATTCGTATACTTTGCACTAAAAAAATGTTTCAGCACTAATGTGCTTTCGTCTATATCATCACCAGTAACAGTATTGTCTGTTATTTGCTTTCCATCTATTCCTGTTCTTGCCATGTCTTAATTAATCTCCAAAATAAGAAAGTTGGTGGAGGTGGCGGGACTCGAACCCGCGTCCAGAATTGCTCAAATAGTACGTCATTCACAAGGTTAGTTAGTTTTAGGCTCTAACAAGCACACGCGACAAAAGACAAAAAATTTGCAACTTTGGGTTTCAAGGTTGTTGCCACCCCGAGACAATTAAGCAGCGAGTGCGAAGTCGTCTAATTCAACGTCATTATTTGCGTTTATATTTTTTGGGTATTTTTACTGTGCCTACCCACACAGCCTTGCACGCAGTATTATCCTCACCCTGTCGAAACCAAGTCACCCCCTTTATTCTCCAATTTCCACTAGTTCAATTTCAAAATTCAATGGTTGACCGGCCATAGGGTGGTTAAAGTCGATGATAACAGATTCATCACTTACCTCTTCAATAGAACCGCGAACTTGATTGCCATTGATCGAACCCTCAACAACTACACCAGTTTCAAACTCAAAATCTTCTGGGAAAGATGTCTTTGGCACTTCTCTAACGGCTTCATCAATTCGCTCACCATATGCTTCGTCAATCTCAAGATTAACTGTCTTTTTTTCACCAACTGTCATTCCGTTAACGGCTGCATCAAAACCAGGGATCATCTGGCCAGAACCAACTGTAAATTCAATTGTTTCATTCCTATCATAAGAACTATCAAATACAGTTCCGTCGTTTAAAGTACCCCTATAGTGGACCTTAACGTTGTTGCCCTCACCAGCAGTAGGTGCGGTCTTCTTGGTGCTCTTTCTCTTTCGCTTCGTTGTGCTCATGGTATCTCCTTTATAATTGTTGGCACGTTCACATCATACAATTGTAAAACAATTATATAATAAATTCAAGTTTTTTTTTAATGTTTGCGCTTTATTCTTAATTTTCTTTGTTTTGATTCTCTTAGTCGCGATCTTGCTTCTTGTACTTTAACTACTTCAAAGCCTAACTTCTTCAGAGTGTTAACATATGAATCCCAAGGATACGGGCTGGGTTTCCAGCCTCTGATGCGCCTCCGCGCAATCTCGTTGAGAGCCCATCGTTCACTATAATCTTCTTTACCTTCCGGTGGATTCTTTATGAATTCAGCAGTCTCTGGATAGACATTTTTAACAGTTAAAATATCTTCGTCAATCTTTTGACCATCACGGACTACACGATATTTTACCTTAAATGCTGGCACTGTATCTTTCTCCTTTTTTGTAATTATGTTCTTTTTAGAAAATGATCTGGCAATACTGCAATCTGAGTTAAAACTCCAAAACAAACTTGCACCATATACCAATTTGAATCCCCTACTCGTCTAACGACTGTAGCATTAACCACTGGCTCTTTGCTTGACATAAGGTGCTCCGCTTCCTCTTTCACCAGGACGGAATCTCCTGCCTTCATTTTTAATCCTCCCCTTTTGAGACAATTCTTATTATTGGACGATAAGGGCTGGGAGGGATTTCATCTTGTACGAAAAAGATATAACCATCATCCCTTAGCGTTTCCTGAACAAACTCTAGCCTTTCTTCATCTTGTCCTATCAATATTTTACATGGTAACTCCACAAAGTCGAGGAAATTATTTAAAAAATCTTCACTCTTTCTGTTAGTAAGACCTGACAAGTTTAAACTTCGATTTGTAGTTTTTAATCTACGATACTTATTATTTCTGCCGTATTTTATTTCAATAGAACCTATGTCTATCATATCCCACAATTGAGATTTTCTAACCCTTGCTATTTTATTTTTAAAAAGATAGTACCAATAAGTGCGAGTTTTTCTAGTAAGAATACCGATCCCCATTGCAGTGATAATCGCATCACCAGTTTTTAAACTATATTTCGCTGAGTTAAACACTTGATTCTTTTACTTTGTCATCTTTGTTATTAACAATGACACCCCACTTAGTTTTATACCAAGTTCTCTCATGTAAATAGTACAGCACAGTCTTTGTTATAGTCTCTAAAATACTTAGAGAAGCGCCCATTTTCATAGAGCCAGTTATAAGCCAGCCTAACAAAAAAGTATCAGCACTTCCTACAATACGCCAAGTAACAGCCTTGGCTAAATGTCTTTTTCTCTGTATCATATGTTCCTAATATATCAAAAGATTTTACACAAGTCAACAAAAATTTAAATCTTTTTCTTCAATGAGTGTATAAGTAAATTTATTTCCCCATCTATCCTTCGAAAGATTACATATTTTCATAAACCTATCAAAGTCTCTCGCACTCTTAAACACCTGGCATCCAGCACTAGATCCTCCCGTGTCCGTTCTTGTGTCCGGACCTGAGTGTTTGTGTATGTTAATACCATACCAACCTTCATCTTCTGGCCCCACGTAATCTGGTTCACTGTCTCTGTTGTTGTCTCTCCAGACCTTAACAGTGCCACCTCTCTGACAGAGTGCAGGATAGGTTTTATGTATATCAATTTTGTAAGCGCCCCTATATTGATCCGGCACCAATATCGCTGTACCTTTCTCGTTTATGGGTCTCTTGAGTATTTTCCAGCCAGGTTCAGTGGTGATTTGGAAACAATCCCAAATCCAATTCCCTCTAACCTTATAGAACATATTCAGGAAATCATCAAATTTGCTGGCGTCTCCAGATGAGTTCCTTACGCCAATGATATTTAAATTATAGTCTCCTGATTCAAAAAAAGTATATCCCTTTCTTTCTATAGACTTTTTAAACTTTAGCGCCATGACCCTTGCAGCCAAACCTTTTACTGTTGCCATTGTTCTATCTCCTCAACCAAGCATAACGAACTCTTTTTGAAAGATATTCTTTATCATGCTCGTTACCATGTGCCTCTTTTTCAGCCCTTATATTCTTATAAGACTGTGCCCCGCTGACACCTTTTAGTATACTTTTAGCATAGTCCCAAAGATAAATCAAGTAAAATCCTAGAACACCAGTTTCTAATTGTTGTTGAAAGTGTATTGTCTCATGTCTTTTAGTGTCCTCTGACATTTTGCCCACGGAAAAAACAAACGGAAAAAGCGCTATGGCTCCAATTGTAATCGGGGCAAATTTTGATAAAAACACCGGCACCCTGCTGTTTTCAATCATTATTGGTTTCAATTCTTTTATACTCATACTTACCTCCTTTATCCATTATATAAAGCCACTTGCAGTAAATCCAGCCTTGGCCCAACCTTGCATCAGTCTTGCCTAGATTATAAAAGTAATCTTGATATTTAGTGCCTGGTATTATTTTTACCAACGCTTTTTCGTTATCATACCTTTCTGTGACTGTACACTTTTCTCCTAAAAGATGCAACTTTAATACCAAACCTATCCACTGTCTAGTATGCAAATAGTGACCTACCAAATCCCCTACCTTGAATCCCTTTGGCTTTTGGAAGGAGAATGTCATGAATTAATTAGTCTTCGTAAGTTTGATTAATACTGGCGTTTTCAATGTTTCTCTTGTCGTCGCAATCCTTTATCATAAACACGCCAAATGTTAATATTGCAGACCACAATATTAAAGAAAGCCTTTCTAATAATCTATGTGATAATTGAATAGTCGTTTACCTCCACTACCTGACCTAATACATAGGTATATCGGTTTAAAACGTCGCCCCTTCCTCTATCTTTCGCATCTTTTATTAGATGCCTCATTCTATGAAACAAGGTCTCGCAGTTTACATAAAAAGACAAAGCATCTACTAGCGCCGTGACACCTGTCAGGCCCATTGAGGATCCGTTAGAAGTAAAATCTGTGATGTATCCTCTTGAGTTTTTAAATTGTATCTTTATTCTCATGTTAGACTTTAAAATTTCTGCTTTGTGGTCTATCTGGAAATAAGCATCGTGAAGCGCCAAAGTGTTCAAAGAAGTGTGCTTTTTCTGATAGTGAGAAAACAATGCGGAATACGCAGAATCAAGGAGGCCGACGCCTGAACCCTTAAGAGTCCTTGCTTTCTCACCCTCTTTAACTTTAATTTTTATTGTGGATTCACTATCTGCAAATTCTTGTAGACTGTAATCTAACAAGTCTAATGTAAAAATATCTTGTAAATATTCCCGAAAAAATTCACGGAGTTGCTCTTTGTTCATAGTTCAGCCTTTTCGAACCCAGCAGAGATTTTAAATATCCTAACTACTCCCTTTGTTTTTCTTATCGCTTGCAATATCTTTACCTTGGCATCTTCTGGTGATCTTAATACGCCTGGTATACTTGGAATGAATTTTAACTTGAGACCAGCGATAAAATCAGTTTCGCTGATTCTCTGGTTCTTGATTTTAACATCAACAACTGTCACACTTGGGACAGCGCGAATATCTGCCACGATATCCTCAAGACCTCTCATCTTGTCGTCTGTGTCTTTGGCAGGGCGATATCCAAGCATGAGATAGAAAGCATATATTTGTGTTTGCCTAGATCTTTCACTAATCATTTCATTAAAATAATTTGAAACGTCCTCTTCTATATCCTCGCTATCATAATTTACCCACGATCCAGGCTCATATGTTCTCATGTAGTCTTCAATTGCAGCATCAAAACTTTCTTTAAAGAATGCCTTATTTCCATCTATTAGTTTCATGAGATTTAAGAGCGCCATCACATCCTCGTCATCATGCTTATAGTTAATTTCTATCACAGGAAAAAGTTCTATTGAACTCTTGTCCTGGCTTTCTTCATAATCATCCATGTTCCACGTATCAGCACGAAAAGAAAAGCCTCTGCTGCGTTCAGGCATACTATCGTCTAAAACTGATACTATGCTATCTAGTCGGTCTGGCGGTGCAACTGACTTAACCCGCTTAAGCATGTGCTTTTTTAACATTTTCATTAACTGACGAGACTTCTTTGTCAGTGCATCGGACTGGGCCTGATCCCAGGGATTGGGAGGAAACTGATAGTTTTCGTTGTCAGTCTCATATTCAAACCTACCGCCAACGTATTTTTTAAATGCATTCTCAGTTGGATAGCCATCTATATACCTGATACCGCGATCTCTTACAAAACTATCTAAACCCTTTGTGACCTTCTCTTCATTTGAAGCAACGGTGTAAAACAAATTTGCTTTTACTACACCCTTTTGTATAAGTTCTTGCTTTATAGACGCTTCAATGTCCATTCCGAAACCTTGTGAGATTGTTCTATATCTTAGAAATTTTTTAAAACTTTCAATGCTCATGTCGAATGCATCTCGCGATCTGCTAACTGCGTTTTGATTAGTAGTAAATTCTGGTGTCAAATCAAAAATAATTTTGTTTTCTTTTGTGGAAACAATAACGGCATCGGATGCTCCTATTCTTCCACTCCCTAAATAGAATCCTGCTACGCCAGCAAACATATCTGCAATTGAACCTAACAAACCCTTTGACTGTCCTATTAGGGGGTCGCCATCTTTATCTTCCGTGAATTCTCCTGGTGCAAACTGCATTGTATACATCGCACCGAATTGAATACCCGGTTGGCCATCTTTTCTCTTTGTGTAAAAAACATCAAAATTGCTGTGAAAATTTGACCTGGCGGTGTTCAACACACTTTTCGCTTCTTTCATTTCCTGTTCGGTTGTGTCTGGTGGGTTGGTCCTCGCATTTTCTAGCGCGGCTCTGGTTATATCATCATATAGATCGCCTACGTCAGTCCCCTTTAGGCCTGAGAGTTTGAGGGCTGCAGGCAACGCATCCTCTACTTGATAATCGTTGTCCGGTGAATCCCAAGCATCAATAATTTCATAGTTGCCCGTGTCCTCTTTGCCTATACGAAGTGCAATCCTGTGAAGCGGATTGTCTGTTGGAATTTTTGGAAACCTTACAATAGCAAAAACATAACCCTGTTTAGTGTAATTTATGAATTGATTTTCAAAATCTAAATTATCCTCATCTGTGCCCGAGATGCACCACTTAGTATTCCTACCAAGAAAACAAGATGCCTCAGTGGTGTGGGGACGTTGAACTACCGCGATTTGATCTCTGTAAAGTTCATCAATATCTTGTTTCAAGACTTGTTCGGTTTCGCTGCGACTTGGACCTACTTTCATCACGGCAGTTTCTAAATCTACAGGCTTTTCATATTTCATGATATCCTTTTCTGGAATCTTTGATATGTTCTTGTCAAATTTTTGAACTAAATTTAAAAAGTCTGTAGCGGTTTCTTGTATATCGTCAATAGCATCGTCTTCTTCGTCTAAAGGTTCGTCAGGATCATAATCTGAAACTTTATTTTGGAAAGCGTTCTGCATTGACATCGTAAGCCACTCAATGTATTTAGAAACTTTCAATTTCCTTTTTGTTAACTCACGCACGAAGAGGTCTATTACGTTCCAAGTGTTCCAGTGTGGATATTTAACCTTTACATCTTTAATCCTGGCCTCAGTGAGGAGATCAAAGGAATTATCATTTAAGAATTTTTTCCAGGCTCTAGTGCTATAAGACATTTAGTGTACCCTTTTTCAACTAATTAGTGCTATTTTATAAGAAAAGAGGAGCAAATGCTCCTCTTTAATTATACAGGTTGCGGGTTATATTTTTTAGGATACAGTAATACTTCTGGTATTTATACCAGCCTCTGTCTTGGGCACTGTTACTGTCAGTATACCATCTTCCGCAATTGCTGTAATGTTCTCTACGTCAACATTCTTTGGCAACGTCCACGATTTACTAAAAGACCTTGTGGCAACGGAGTTGGTTGTAGCCTCTTCCTGTTTATAAGAAACTGTTACCAAATTGTCTTTTACGTCAACCTTTACCTGATCTTTTGGCACACCGGGAACTGCTAATTGAATATCATAGCCGTTCTCGGTTTTATTGACATTAGTCGCCACTTGCGTGTTTGACAATGGCCTTGTGCTTACAAATCCGTCAAATAAAGAATCGGTAAATGTATCAAAAATATCTCTGTTAGGGTTCCAATGTGCAAGAAAACTCATAGTTAATCCTCCTTGTTGCTATTTCCTTGTGTTTATATTATAAGCACGTCTGGAAATATGTCAATAGCGAATTTGAATATAAAGTATTAAAAGTGCGAGAAAGAGACAAGAAAGCGTTTTTGGATTCAACATAGACTCTCCCAATATTGTCCATGTTAATGCGCCAAAAACTACCACCCCAACTGCTTGAGCAATAAATCTTGCGGCCCACACGGATTCCGAATCAACCCATATTAAACGCCAGCCATACCAAAATGAAATAGAACAGGGAATCCCCATGACCATCGCGGAAATCACTGGCTTATCTTGCCACCACTCAGATAAAAATTGAGAATTTAATTGAAACCAGGCTAAGGTTTGACCAATGAAAAAAAATATAATTGCTTGTATTAGGTTGCTCATTGTAAAGACAAGTGTATCCCTCTATCTTTAAGTTCTTGCTTCGATTCCACCAGGGCTATAACACACTTACTTACATTTAGAACTTCGTCCGTTTCTAATGAATACAAATTTTCAACATCTAGTTTCTTAGTTTTTATTAGTTTGCTTAGATATTCCAGAAACAAATATGAATTTGAATACAACTTAGTTATCTCAAAAAAATCTTCTTCAGAATAATTGTTTTGGCCAATAAAATGATCAAACATTAGTCTTTTACAGAAATCCATATTCTGCTTGGCCATCTCTGAAAATGCTTTTGCTTCTGCAGGGGACACCTTTACACCAAACCTAGTTTTCTTATCCAATTATTCCTCTCCCCCAAAAATGTTTGTTCTTTCTATCATTAGTAACTAGTAAAGCCAAAATAAGAATTTTATCTTCCTCTTTTTTAATTTGTGCTTTATACAGTTCTAGTTTGCCGAATTTAGGAACTGGCTTCTTTTTTTGATACTTTTTTCTTGGAGGAGGTTGATTAATATAATCAACACAACCTTCGATTAATTCATTGTCTGATGTATTTTCTGGAACTTCATCCTCGACTAAGATTCTGGCTGCAACAACCCACTTTTTAGATGCAAAGCCTGGAATATCCCAAAACATGCTCCCATGATATCTGCCTGATTTTGTTTTTGTCTCTAGGTGCCCCAAAGACTCATACTCTGACATAGGTATAAAACTACATTTAAACATCCAGATATTCTTTCAGGTTGTCGCAACCACCTATTAATGTAACTTTACCAGTATTTTTATTATTTTTCAACACAATTGGTACGGTTGTGCGATTATAAAACTGCTTTGCCTCTTCTAAGTGTTCTGGTTCTAAATCAAAAAAGTGATGTTCTATTTTTAAATTCTTAAGAACTCGAACCGCTTCTACACAATAATTGCACGTAGATCTACCATAAACAAAAAATCTAACCATAAAGCACTTCCTTTGATCTTTTGATTTTATTAGAAAGTTTCATAAAGTTACCTAAAGCCACGACAGTTTTCGTTTCATTGCCAAGAGAATATGTTATTTCTGTAAACTCTTGAATGTGTGCGTCTGGACCTCTCAGTTGCCTATACTCCCAAATACCATTTTTAATAGGGCGCATTGTTACAATTGAGTTAGGATTAATCGATAAAAAAGTCGTATCACCGCTTTGGTGTCTAGAATCCTCAAGCACTTCTAGATTTAACATTTTCTTCATTCTCCTGACTATTTTCTTTTAATTGATGAATCTTATTCTGAAGTTCCTGATCGTCTTCGGGTGCCACAACAGGGACCATTGTTCTCAGAAAACCCGCGAGTATGGAGGCGCAATCTGCATAGTTTTCTGAAAGAGACGCTGTTTTTTCTGCTAGTGTTTCTAGTTTCTTGTGCGAAGAAACGCCATAATCACCAACGCACAAGTCATCATTAAGGTCTGTCAATTGCGACAAGACCTCTGCATTTTTATTTATTAGTTGTCTTAATACTTCTGGAACTTCACTTAAATCAACTGCATACGAAACTTTAACCTTCAACTTAACCTCCTATAGTTTTTAATACAAAAGCGCTGGCTAGGCCAACAAGAGCAGTGAAGAGTGTCCACAACATTTTGGAAGACGTAGACTTCCAACTCTCTAGTGCTCTAATTCTAGCGTATAAGCCTTCATCTGGATTATACACTGCTTCTTTGATTTTTGCAACATTTTCTACCATTTCATCTTGTCTCTCTTTCATGGAATCAATAGAGTTGCATAATTTATCTAATTTTCTCGTTAGTTCTAAAACAAATTCATTGTTAATTGGCGTATCTGGCATTTAAAAGGACCTCCTGCTTGGTGTGATTAAATTAACAAAAACAGCGACCCATATAGAAGTGACGACCTACAAGATATATAGACTTAAATGTCTCAGTTTTCTTTATTATCTTGAATAATCGCAAAATTAGTTGTTAATAAAGTTCCAGCCGCAGAAACTGCATTTCTTAGCGCGTTAACTGTGACCTTGCAAGGATCTATTATTCCCTCCTCAAACATGTCAACCACTTCACCAGTCAAAAAATTAAAACCGACACTATTATTATTTTGTTCTAAAAGAATTTCATTAATCTCAGAAAAATTTAGGCCGGTATTTTCGATCATAGTTGAAATTGGAGATCGCAATACTTTTAAAAATATATCAACAGCAAAAGACTGTTCATTGGATAATTCCAACTCCTCTACATCTGTTTCTAAAGATTGTGCTATTCTATAAAGCGTCATGCCACCGCCAGGAACAATACCCTCCTGTTGTGCTGATCTAACCGCCTCAAGAGCATCTTCTATCCTGTGTTTCTTTTCAATCATTTCAATTTCAGTTGCAGCGCCCACTCTAACAATGGCGACACCGCTAGACAGTCTAGTCACTCTTTCTTGAATTTGCTCTGCATCTACTAAACTTTCAGAATCTTTAACTTGCTGTCGAAGGTCGTCAATTCTATCAGATAGTTCTGATGTGTCTGCTGCGCCACCCACAATAATAGTATTGTATTTCGAAATCTCTACAGTCTTGCATGTACCAAGATCGTTAATTGTTGCCGTCCGTAAATCATCACCAAGCATAGTTTTAAAGTATCTAGACCCAGTTGCAATTGCCATGTCCTGCATTATCGCCCTGCGCTCCTCACCGTACTTTGGTGATTTAACTGCAGCAACCTTCATAGATCCACGCGCCGAATTCATAATGAGAGCGCTCAATGCTTGGCCTGCAATGTCATCTGCAACTATAACAAGTGGTTTGTTTTCCCTGGCAGCAATCTCTAACACAGGTAAAATTTCTTGAACATTCTCAATCTGAGAGTCGCACAAGAATAAAAGTGGATTTTCATATCTACAAACATTTCTTCTTTGATCTGTAACAAAATAATTTGAAACAAACCCAGAGTTAAATCTAAAACCCTCAACAAGATCAAGAGTAGTCTCTGTAGAACGGCCATCTTCAATAGTAACAGACCCTGACTTACCAACCTTATCAACCGCAGTGGATATAAGATCACCAATAACTGGATCGTTGTTCGCTGATATCTTTGCAACGAACGCGATATCTTCAACGCTAGAAATAGGCCGTGAAACCTCTCTTATTTTATCGCATACAAGCCCACAAACCTTGTCTAAGCCACGTTTTACCTCAATAGGAGATATACCCTTACTCAGCAATTCAAGAGAGTTAGAGAACAATTCTCGCGCTAAAATGGTAGAAGTTGTAGTACCATCACCGGCATCTGAATTGGTTCTCTCTGACGCTTGCTTAACAATTTCAACTGCCACGTTTTGAAAAGGATTTTCTAATTCTACAAACCTAGCAACTGTAACACCATCTTTTGTTATGATGGGAGACTTACCTTTTTCTTTTATTATTACATTTCGGCCACGGGGACCGTATGTAGATGCTACATTGTCAGCCAGTGTGTTTACACCCTCCAACATTAATTCATGCAAACTCTTTCCATTAGAATAACTCTTGGACATTATACCTCACTTTGTTATATTAATATTATACACACTATATCGTGTGTGTCAAGGATTATTTTCTATTAAACTGAAAAACTTTCCCCACAACCGCATGTACGCCTGGCATTGGGATTGACGAACTTAAATCCAGATCTATTTAATTCATCTACAAAATCTATTTCTGTCCCCATCAAGTACAAAAAACTCTTTGGATCTACATAAATTTCAACATCGTGACTTTCGATAACTCTATCTTTGTCACCTTTATCATCAAACATTAAAGTATATGTGAAGCCAGAGCATCCACCACCTCTAACGCCTACACGAATACCTTTTTCTTTTTTTTTCGCCAACAGGTTTTTTATCTTATCTGCGGCAAAATTAGTCAGACTTATCATTTTTACTCCTATAATCTTCTATCGCTGCTCTTATCGCATCTTCGGCCAGCACCGAACAGTGAATTTTAACTGGTGGTAAACAAAGGTGCTCTGCTATATCTTTGTTCTTTATTTTTATTGCTTCGTCTAGTGTTCTACCCTTTACCCACTCTGTAACAAGGGAGGACGAAGCAATCGCGGATCCGCAACCATAAGTTTTAAACTTAGCATCTTCTATTAGGCCGTCATCATTGACCTTGATTTGCAGCCTCATGACATCTCCACAAGCAGGAGCGCCGACCAAACCAGTGCCGACGCTTTCATCTTTCACATCTAAAGAACCAACATTTCTGGGATTCTCGTAGTGTTCCAAAACTTGCTTTGAATATGGCATAATATAACTAATTAGTTGTTTCTATATCTTGGGCGCTTGCTCTAACCTTTTCGGCTTTCTTTTTTGCAGCGCCAGCGGACTGCTTAGTTTGCTTATCATCTGTGGCTGAATACAATAGGTCGTCTACTTGGTTGACAAGATCTTGCATCTCTCTTAGAAGACCTTGAAACTTTTTATCTAAGGCTTCAAAGACTTTTTCTGTAACTTCCAAACACCGTCTTAAATCAAGGGGAGAATTAGATAACTCTTGAAACTGAAACTTGTCTGCATACTCTGGTGAACTTAATTTACTTATAGTGAAATTCATTTGACCTCTCTTGGTCGTTGGCACAGAATCAAAGTTAGTGCGGTCAATCACAAACAAAAAGAAACGAACAACGCCTCGCTCTTTCCCCTCACCTTTAGTGCCAACTAAGTAACTTACACCACCCTCGTTATCCATTGTTGCTTGCATTTCAGTCATGGAGCCCTTAATAATACCACCTGGCCTAATAAATTTAGCAGCAATGTTCGCGCTATCTCCAGGAAAATAAACATCCGTTATTCCAGGCTCACCTTGTGCTGGAATCACTTTACCCTTAAAGACATGTCCCAAGAAATGTTCAAAATCATATCCCTTACTTTGTTCATTAGGTGAGGTCAATAAATGATAAAAAGTTCTTAACACATCAACTCGCGAAATTGCTTCGGAATGGTTTGACGCATCTATTGGCTGCGAAACAAAATTATTCATCGCACCAACAAACTCATCAATGTCTCCTATTCCTGTTACTCCAAGATTATTGATTGCTTTTTTAAGTTTATTATATTGTGCATCGGACGTTGCCGCAGCCTCATCATCCATCCAAGAACGATCAATTGTAATTGGAGTGTACCTTAATACTATATCTTCACTTTGTTCCTCAATGTTCTGTTCAGCAACCATCGGTAAACTGACAACTTTAGCCAGTTCTTGCAGTAATTGGTCTCTATAGTGATTAAGTATATTAGACATAACTAGAAAATCTCGTCAGCAATCCCGTGTTCAATCGCTTCCTCTGCAGATAAATAGACATCAACATTAGGAATAAGTAGTTTTTTTACTTTGGCCTTAGTCAACTTGGTATGGCTACACAAGTAGTCAAAGAACATTTCCTGAAGGGCTTTGGTCTCTTTCATCTCGTTCTCTAAGTTAGCAAATGACCCGTGCTGTCCTGCGTTAACGCTGTGGAGCATTACTCTGCAGTTTCTGCCTATCTTCCTTTTACCCTTCGTGCCTGATGCTAAGAGCAAGACACCTGCCGACATCACCTTACCGAGACCAATTGTCTCAATGGCGCAACGGTTTTTGATATCATCCATCACATCAAGAATAGAGAACATATCATTCACTATGCCGCCGTGAGTGGAGACATACATTTTAATTGGCTTGTTGATTTCCATTGTCTCACCGCTCTTGGTTTCAACAATTTCTTTGCTTGTATGATCAAAGTACAACAAAGCCTGCAAAACTTCAGTTGCCATCGTTTCGTTGATATCGCCGTAAAGTGTAATACTCCTAAGTGAATCACGACCGTCACCCTTATCGCCAGAGTCGATATTATTAATTATGTAAATTGGTTGCTGTTCTTCTATTGTAGCAGCGTCTGGTAACTGCATATTATCTGATAACTTTATCTGCATTATAAACCTTTTCTTTGTTTCGCTTTGATTTTTCTACAATTCTATATGGAAATTGTTTAAGAAACTTTTTCCATAGGTAATCACTTTTAAAATCTTTCGTAAAAAGCAATATTGCGTCTTTACTAACATGACTATAGCCTTCGCCAGATTGACGCCAATCACTTAATTGTTTTAAAACAGTTTTGATTGTTCTGCCATCTTTATAAGAAACTTGAATCATACACTTAATTTTATCATCGTTTAAAACATTTTGCTTCCAACCAACAATATCCATCATCTCTTTCTCCCTTTCTTTTTAACAAGAGGTGAATCTTCAAAAAACACTCTATACTTTTCTGGAAGACACTCCAGCATAATTTTGAATGAAACAACTTCCCAGTTGTCTATTACATTATTATCTAGTTCTTTAATTTTGTCAAGTTGTTTTTTATCTATATCTGTTGAATCTAATGCTTGGTGCTTTAAATTATAGCCACCTCTGATTTCTTTTTTAAGTTGGGTTATTAAGTAAGTGAAAGTTGCAACTAATCTTACGATAATGTTGCGTTGCTCGTTGAAGTGAAGTGTGCTTTTAACTGCGAGGGCTGCAACAGCCCCCGCAGAAAACCACAAGAAGGAGAGTATCATTTCCATTTTTCAAATGTAGCACACTTTATAATATTAATCAAAACTAATTAATCTTTTTTGTCTTTGTTAACTTTTCTCTTAAGTGCTTCCTGAATTTTCTTTGCAACACGACTTGCAATTCTTTCTGCAACTTCTTCTAATTCTTCTTGATCGACCTCTTCTAGGGGTTCTTCGCTGTCAATCTCATCCAAAGACTCCTCGTCTAAAGGCTCTTCTTCATCAAGATCCTCATCACCCATGTCCATATCGTCTTCATCGCCGCCGTCAAGAGCAGCAAGAATTTGGTCTAGGACATCTCTAGCGGTCCTCAATGAGGCGGCATCAGACTCGGGAACATCAACTTCGATGTCGTCACCGTCGTCCATGTCATCTTCCATGTCCATGTCGTCGTCGCCCATGTCCATGTCGTCACCCATTTCATCTTCAGCAGCGCCACGCATGTCGCCTTCGTCAACCTCGTCCTCGTCTTCGGCTGCGCCGCGCATCATTCCCTCATCAACTTCGTCTTCGTCTTCGGCTGCGCCTCTCATAGCGCCTTCCTCAACTTCGTCTTCCTTCTCGCCACGCATTGCGCCTTCGTCAACTTCTTTTTCATCGTCTTCTGCAGCGCCGCGCATCCCTTCTTCGATCTCCTCGTCTTCTTCAAAGACGTAAGACTTCTCATTAATAGGCCTTAAGCCTGCGAGTTTCCAAAACCTACGGGTTGTGGTCTCGTTCAAAATTGCTTTCTTGGTTTTCTTATCAGACATGTCACTCTCCTTTTATTAAAAGAAATAATTTTGTGCTAACACTAATATAAATAGACTAAATAAAAACAAAAAGAATATTAAATTATAGTTCATTATAGAACAGATTTTTAAGTTCCTTCTTAAAATTAAGTCTTTTCAGTGCTCGAATTTCTATTTGTCGAACTTTTAAATAATTTATCTTTAATCTTTCTGCCACCTCATGTAGGGTTAACCCCTTTTCCTTGTCATCTATCGATATTAAGCAGCAGTTTTTTTCTTCTGGGTAATCAATCCACATTTTACAATCAGTAACTGGACACCCAACGCCCAGTTCTTTACATCGCTTAGAACATTCTGGTAGACTCATTGTGTGTCATCTTCTCCTCTTTCAATTAAATCATAAACAAAATCTAAATCCTCTTCTGTCAATCCCAAGTCTTGCAAAGTTTGATTCCCTTTTTCTATAAGAGATTTTTGCTTTTTCAATTTGACTTTACCAATAAGTTTTTTCTTTTCTTTAACTGAAGATATA